TGGTGGCGGAAATGAAGGCCAACGAGAAGTTTGGCCGCTTGTTCGAATCGGCGGCCCCGGTTGGTGCTGGTATGCCGCCCCGCGGCGGTTCTACTCCTCCTCGCCAGCCCGGTCGCGTGCTGTCCGCCACCGAAAAGATCGCAATTGGCCTTGCCAAGGGCCAATTCAAGTCAAGTCGCGGTCGCTGAACCTGGGGACGGGAAGCCCGGGAAACAACGGGGCTTCCCTTTTCCAAAACTGGGCACTATAATGTAGTCAATTTTGGTTGACAAGCCAGAGTTAAGGCCCACAGGAGTGATTCCGCGGGCCGCGACGGAACACCGGGTGATCCGGCACGGCTGAAACCGCTAGAGTCGTCAACTTCTGAAGGAGGGCCGATCATGGCTTCTGTTACTCTTGCCGAAAGCGCCAAGCTCGCCCAGGATGAACTGGTGGCGGGCGTAATCGAAAACATCATCACCGTCAACCGCATGTTCGACGTGTTGCCCTTCGACAGCATTGAGGGCAACAGCCTCGCGTACAACCGCGAGAACGCCCTGGGCGACGTGATCGTGGCGGGGGTCGGCACGACCTTCTCCGGCGCGGGCGCTGGCAAGAACCCGGCGACCTTCACCCGGGTCACCTCGAACCTCACCACGATCATGGGCGACGCCGAAGTGAACGGCCTGATCCAGGCTACCCGCTCCGGTGACGGCAACGACCAGACCGCGGTCCAGATCGCATCCAAGGCGAAGTCCGCCGGTCGCAAGTACCAGGATATGCTGATCAATGGTACGGGTGCCGGCAACGAGTTCGCGGGCCTGATCCAGCTGTGCGCCGCCTCCCAGAAGGTGAACACCGGCGCGAACGGTTCCAACCTCACGTTCGACATCCTGGACGAGCTGATGGACCTTGTCGTGGACAAGGACGGTCAGGTGGACTACATCACCATGCACGCTCGCACGCTGCGGTCCTACAAGGCCCTGCTGCGTTCCCTCGGTGGTGCGTCCATTAACGAAGTGGTCGAGCTGCCCAGCGGCGCGGAGGTCCCGGCCTACTCGGGCACCCCGATCTTCCGCAACGACTACATCCCGACCAACCAGACCAAGGGCACCAGCACGAACACCACCACGATCTTCGCTGGCACGTTCGATGACGGTTCGCGCACCCACGGCATCGCCGGTCTGACCGCGAGCCAGGCCGCTGGCATCCAGGTTGTGGACGTGGGCGAGGCGGAGGATGCTGACGAACACATTTGGCGCGTGAAGTGGTACTGCGGCTTGGCTCTGTTCAGCGAGAAGGGGCTTGCCGCCGCTGACGGCATCCTCAACTAAGGCAGTCCCGCCCTCCGGGGAGGGTTCTGCCCCGTAGTACCCGAAGGGCGGGCCGGTCTGAGACTGGTCCGCCCTTTTGTTTGAACGCACTCAGGAGACGCTATCGTGCCCGCTTACCTCGTGACTCTGGACCGGACGAAATCCGGCCACACGCTCGTCCATGGTGCTGACGCCATGGTAGTCTTCGCCGCCTCCGCGACCGCGGCCAAGCAAGCCGCAGCCGCCAAGTTCGATGGCGACGGCCTGGCCTGGCTGAACGACGCAACCGCCACCGAAATCGTTGCCGGCACCGACTGGCAGGGCTGGACCTTCCGCGTGTCCATCCTCGGGGGCTTCGGCACCGACGGGGACGAACCGCGCACCGTCGCTGTCGTGGGCGACGAGACCAATAACACCGTGGACAAAATCGCCGCGGCCCTCGTGACCGCGCTGAACGGCCTGGACGGGATCGACAACGCATCCTACAACGCGACCACGAACACCCTGACCGTCGCCGGGGCTGCGGACGGCCTGGGCGATCAGAAGCTGGAGGTGTCGATCGTTCCCCCGGGCGGTTCAGCCTCCATCGACTCCCTCGTGGGCACGATCACGGACGGCGGAGTTGCTGCGGCGGACCTGACCGTTGTGCTCCCGGCGGACGACGCGGTGATCCCGAACGTCCTGGCCCCGGTCGCCCAGGTCTAGTATCGCCCAAACAGGAGAACCGTACAAATGTCCACCATCGTCCAAACAACCTTTGTCCTGACCGGGCCCCTCGCGGGTCGCACGATCCGCTTGGGCAGTCAGCCCTACGTCTTCAAGGATGGCCGCTTGACCATCACCGCTCCGGCGGAGGAGATCGCCCTTCATGCCCGCTTCCNGGAGCGTAACTGGCAGGCGTACCCGGAGGGACACCCAGCCCTGGAGGGACAGACCAATGGCCAGCGTGATCTTCAAAAGGACTCCCAGCCGGACGGCCAACCGCCGGTACGCGGCGACGTTCAGCCCAACGGGGGCGGGGCTGAGGCCGGTGACGCGGCACCTGTCGGCGGCGGAGGTGTCGAAGCCGAAGCCGGGCAAACCGGGAGTGCTCCCGGTGGGGACGGACAGCAGGCGGTCCTGACCGATCCGGTGAAGGAGCCGACCGTGGAGCTGAACACCAAGCTCCAGAAGGCGGTCCTGGGCCTGGACCCGGCGGACGACACCCATTGGACCAAGGACGGGAAGCCTGCGATGACCGCTGTGGAGAAGCGGTATGGCTCCACCGGCATCACCCGCGCTGACGTTGAGGCCGTCGCTCCCGGCTGGACCCGGGAGAAGGCGAAGGCCGCTGCGGCGCAGTAACCCAACCAACTCCGAAGGAGATGCATCATGGCGAAACCCGGCACCACCAAGGCAACCGCCTCGAAGATGATCAATGCCTCGAAGTCTGGCGTGCGTCACGGCCAGAACTCGAAGAACGTGGTCATGGGCGGCAAGTCCGCTCCGGCCCCCTCCGGCCCCACTGCCCCGATCAAGGGCATGGACAAGGGCGGGGTCTGACCCTTGTTCGGCTTCCCCTCCTCCAAGGTCTGGGTTGCGGCGGGTGTCCTGCTCGCCGTTGCCTTGATCGCCCTCGCGGGCTACGGCTACGGCTACGGCTCCGGGAGGGCGGACGCGACCGCGGAGGCGGCGGAGGCTATGGACAAATACAAGGAGGAGGTCCGCGCCCGGGAACGGGAGCAGGAACGGCTGCTGGCGGAGGCGAACGAGCGGAACCGGCAACAGGAGATTGAGCATGAACGGCGTGTCGCAGACCTCCGGGCGGAGTTCGCCCGACAGCAAGCGGACGCCCGGNNGCGGGATGAGCGCACTATCGCTGATCTGCGCTCTGGCAATCAGCGGTTGCGCCTCCAAGTCGCCTCTTGTAGTTCAGCCCAACCCGGTTCGCCTGGAGCCGCCCCCGGCGGAGCTGATGGAGCCGGAACAGCCGAACTTGCGCCAGAGACTTCAGCAGCTCTTTGGTCAATCGCCGCAGACGGCGACCGGGCCATCAGGAAACTGACGGCACTCCAAGCCTGGGCGCGGTCCGCGGTCAGGATGTGTAACGTACATCCACCGGCAAACGGAGACTGAACATGATCGAACTCCTCACCAAACTCCCGGCCCGCCTCCGCAAGAGGCTGGTGCCGTTCTTCGACCTCACGGCCTGGGTCCTGCTCCTCGCCGCGATGGTTCCGCTGCTCCTGATCGACTCGCCCATGGTCGTGACCCTCGCGCAGTGGACGGTGTTTGCCCTCGCGCTGGCAGGCGTCACCGTTGTGATCGTCCGTGTGGTACTACCCCAGGTGGACCTCTCGGAGTGGCTAGGGCATGCGCGTAGTGGCAACGTGGCCGCAGGGCTCGTGGTCCTCGCGGTCGCCCTGATCGTCTGCTTCACTTTCACGGGGCTTGTGCTGTGGGCAAAAGCCTGATCCACCTCGCCTTCGCCCTCGTCTGCTGGGCCCTGGGCTCCGTCACGGTAGCGTCCGCCCAGGACGTTCGCACCTTCATCCCTTCGGGGGCGAAGGCGTACGCGCCCTTGCTGGTCGAAAAGCAGCGCGCCGTTTGGCCCGCCGCGCCGGAGCCCTGGACCCTCGCGGGTCTGGTGGAACAGGAATCGTGTATCAGCCTCACCCACTCGCGGTGCTGGAACCCGCGCGCGGAGCTTCGGACCTCGCGTGAGTACGGCTTCGGCTTCGGGCAGATCACCGTGGCCTATCGGGCGGACGGCTCCACGCGCTTCAACAAGTTCGAGGAGCTGCGAGCCGCCCACGCCTCGCTGCGCGATTGGACTTGGGAGAACCGCTATGACCCGGGCTATCAGCTCACGGCCATCGTGGAAACGAATCTGGACCTGTGGCGGCGGCTCGCCTCCGCCCCGGGCGCAACGGTCACGGACCACTGGGCCTTCGTCCTGTCCAGCTACAACGGTGGGCTCGCGGGCGTCCTTCAGGACCGGCGGCTGTGCTCGAACACGCGCGGATGCGACCCGGCCCGTTGGTTTGGGCACGTAGAGTTGACCAGTCTCAAGTCCCGCGTCCCTCAGCCCGGGTACGGGAACCGGAGCTGGTATGAGATCAACCGGAGCCACGTGCGGAACGTCTTGACGCTCCGCCGGGACAAATATCGAGTGTACTGGAGGACCTGATCATGGCGCTCAAGGTTCAGGACGATAACGGCAACGTGGCGGGGGCGAACGCCTACATCACGGTGGAGGAGTTCAAGGCGTACCACGCGGACCGTGGCCAGGACTTCTCGAACTTCGGTGATGAGGTCATTGCCGCCGGGATTATTCGCGCTACGGACTACTTGGACACCCGCTTCACCTTCTTAGGGCAGCGGCTCCGGGGCCGGGACCAGACCACGGAGTGGCCCCGCATGAACG